TCTGTTCTGCTCTGGAAATACACCGCAGCAGTTACCGGTACTGGCGAAAACGACGCGATACGGTTAATCCGGCGCGAGTCAGGTTGTGCAGCGAAATACGCCGGACGTGGAACCAAAGTAGGGGCTCTGCGGGGGCGCGCACGCTGGCTGAAATGCTGACCCAAAACGGCGTCCCGATGAGCCGTTACCGTGCCGGGCGTCTGATGAAATATCTGAACCTGAGCAGTTGTCAGCCCGGAAAACATCAGTACAAAAATGCTCGTCAGGAACATACCTGTCTGCCGAATCTGCTTGAGCGCCAGTTCGCTGTGCCCGAGCCAGATAGGGTATGGTGCGGAGATATTACGTATATCTGGGCAGGAAATCGCTGGTGCTATCTGGCGGTCGTCATGGATCTTTTTGCCCGCAGGGTTATCGGCTGGAGCCTGTCAGCGAATGCCGATACTGCCCTGATAAGCAGTGCCCTGCGGATGGCGTATGAGGTGCGTGGTCAGCCGCGGGACGTCATGTTCCATAGCGACCAGGGAAGTCAATATACAGGACTGAAATATCAACAACTTCTCTGGCGTTACAGGATAAAGCAAAGTGTCAGCCGACGGGGAAACTGCTGGGATAACAGTCCAATGGAACGCTTCTTCCGCAGTCTGAAAACAGAATGGGTGCCAACCGATGGCTACACAGGCAAAGACGTGGCCCGGCAGCAAATCAGCAGTTATATTCTGAATTATTACAATAGCGTCAGGCCTCACCATTATAACGGGGGGCTGACGCCGGAAGAGTCAGAGAACAGATACCATTTTTACTGTAAAACCGTGGCCAGTATTACTTGACCACTACACGCTGCTGACCGGTTGCGCCGGTACGCGGACAGTTTACGTGCCAGTTCCGGTGATACCACTACCGGCGAACCTGACCGCTGAAACCCCGCAACCGGTTATTCCTGATCCATTGACCTACGGTGGAAGCTTGGATTTGAATGTGAGTCTGTTGTCGGCTCTGGCTGCCTGTAATAGTGATAAAGCTGATATTCGTAAAATTGAGGCAGAGAGGAGCTGGCCATTAAGCTGTAAAGCGGAAAGACCGCAGCAAGTAGTGTCAATGCAGCAGTAATGACGCTGCCCCGAATACTCAAAGTTGCTGGTAGCCAGTTTCAGGTAAAAAGCTGAGAGCGCACTGGTGAGGGTTAACGGGAAGAAGCGCACCGGTGCTCTAGGCTGATAGCCAGTCAGCTTCCGGTTAGTTATGAGGGATTCACGAGATACCCCTGACACATGGTCTCAAGGGCATGATCGCGGCCATTGCGAAAGTGTGGATGCAGAAAATAATGAAAAGCAGCTCAATATGAGCCGCTTTGATTTTCCGCTCTTGTTGAAATGAAAGTTAGCTACCTGACCCCATTCTGTAAGTCATAGTCACAAAACCAGGCTTTTCAGGGTCAGCGCTTATTGTTGTCTGGATATTATGAGATGAAATCTCAGAGGATCCGTTTTTTTGGGTAATAGTGATATGGCTACCATTTTCATACTCAAAGTACTTAACGGTATTTCCATTAACTACAGACTCTTCAGCTTTAACTAAGCCTTTATCATCAATGGTGATCTTGGAAATTTCTTCCTCAACCTTCATTTCACCACTTTTTGCATCAAATTGAATTTTTGGCATGTTTTCTTCTCCCAAGAATTGAGTATTTTCTTATACCACAAAATACTCATGCTAAACACAGTAACCTACTGGAAGCCGTAGTTTGGTGATGGGTATATATATAATGATGGGTTAAAAACCTGGTCTGATGAGGGAAAACAAATTGTGCGTAATCGCCTAAAACCAAGCTGACACCGAATCGGATTCAAGTTCAGTACTGGCCATCACACTCAATTCAAGCTACTAGAATTCGCTAGCGTTTATTTATTTTGGAACACCCATGCCACCACGAATCCCAAAGGCCTGCCGTGTTCGCGGCTGCCGCTCTATAACCACAGACCCGTCAGGTTATTGCGAAAGCCACAAAAGCGAAGGCTGGAAGCAATACAAACCTGGACAATCCCGTCATCAGCGCGGCTACGGTTCGAAGTGGGACGTTATCCGCGCGCGTGTGCTGAAACGTGACAAAGGTTTATGTCAGTTATGTCTGCGTGCCGGTGTGGTGCGTGAAGCGAAAACCGTTGATCACATCATCCCTAAAGCGCATGGCGGCTCTGATGCCGACAGTAATCTGCAGAGCCTGTGCTGGCCGTGTCATAAGGCGAAGACGGCCCGTGAACGGCTGAAGTAAGAACCAGTTCCCACTGCCAGAGGGGAGGGGCGGGTCAAATCCCTGTGACCTGACGTCTTCCGGACTGCCCGCCCCATCGTTTTTTTATACCCGCGAAAAATGAAATTTAACCAGGAGTGCCGCATATGGCTGGAACGGCGGGGCGTTCCGGGCGTCGCCCCAAGCCAACGGCGCGCAAGGCGCTGGCCGGAAACCCCGGCAAGCGAGCCCTGAATAAAGATGAACCTGTTTTTACGCCCATCAAAGGTGTTGAGCCACCGGAGTGGTTCGCTGAAGAAGATCTCCCTCTCGCTACGATCATGTGGCAACTGACAACTAAAGAACTCTGCGGTCAGGGCCTGCTGTGCGTGACTGACCTCGCGGTGCTTGAGCGGTGGTGCGTGGCCTACGAGTTCTGGCGACGTGCCGTGAAAAATATTGCCAGACAGGGCAACACCATCACCGGTGCAATGGGCGGTATGGTCAAAAATCCTGAGCTGACCGCCAAAAAAGAACAGGAGTCCGAGATGAGCAGCACGGGGGCAATGCTCGGACTCGACCCCAGCAGCCGCCAGCGTCTGATTGGCCTGGCGGGACAGAAGAAAGCCACTAACCCGTTTCTGAAAATCATCGAATCATGAGCCGGAAATCTTACCCCAACGTAAATGCTGCCAATCAGTATGCCCGGGATGTCGTGCGCGGAAAGATTGTGGCCTGCCAGTTTGTGATTCAGGCCTGCCAGCGCCATCTTGATGACCTGATGGCGGAAAAAAGTAAGTCGTTTCGGTACCGCTTCGACAAGGACCTGGCTGAACGGGCCGCCAAATTTATTCAGCTGTTGCCGCATACCAAGGGTGAGTGGGCATTCAAACGGATGCCCATCACGCTGGAGCCGTGGCAGCTCTTTGTGATCTGCTGTGCGTTTGGCTGGGTCAATAAAGGTACCCGGCTGCGCCGCTTCCGGGAGGTGTATACCGAAATCCCCCGTAAGAACGGCAAATCGGCAATCTCTGCCGGTGTCGCCCTGTATTGTTTTGCCTGTGATAACGAGTTTGGCGCGGAAGTGTATTCCGGTGCCACGACAGAGAAACAGGCGTGGGAAGTCTTTCGCCCGGCGCGACTGATGTGTAAACGCACACCCATGCTGACGGAAGCGTTCGGGATTGAGGTTAACGCCTCAAACATGAACCGTCCGGAGGATGGCGCGCGGTTTGAACCGCTGATCGGTAACCCCGGTGATGGTTCATCACCCCACTGCGCCGTGGTGGATGAATATCACGAGCACGCCACCGATGCGCTTTATACCACGATGCTTACCGGGATGGGGGCGCGACGTCAGCCACTGATGTGGGCCATCACCACCGCCGGGTACAACATTGAGGGGCCGTGCTACGACAAGCGGCGGGAAGTCATCGAGATGCTCAATGGCTCGGTGCCTAACGATGAACTGTTCGGGATCATCTATACCGTTGATGAAGGTGACGACTGGACCGACCCGCAGGTGCTGGAAAAAGCCAATCCAAATATTGGCGTGTCGGTTTATCGCGAATTTTTGTTAAGTCAGCAGCAGCGTGCGAAAAATAACGCCCGTCTGGCAAACGTCTTTAAAACAAAACACCTCAATATCTGGGTGTCGGCGCGTTCGGCGTATTTCAACCTGGTGAGCTGGCAGAGCTGCGAGGATAAATCACTGACCCTTGAGCAGTTCGAGGGGCAGCCGTGCATTCTGGCCTTTGACCTGGCGCGTAAACTGGATATGAACAGCATGGCGCGACTTTATACCCGCGAGATTGACGGTAAAACGCATTACTACAGTGTGGCCCCGCGTTTCTGGGTACCGTATGACACGGTGTACAGCGTCGAGAAAAATGAAGATCGACGGACAGCCGAACGCTTTCAGAAATGGGTGGAAATGGGCGTTCTGACCGTTACCGATGGTGCGGAGGTGGATTATCGCTACATCCTCGAGGAGGCCAAAGCGGCGAACAAAATCAGCCCGGTCAGTGAGTCACCCATCGACCCC